CTCCCGCAAGGCCTCCAGCCGCCGCCCCCGCCGCCGCCTTCGAGGCGGTAAACGTGGCGGAAAGCGCCGCCATCTTCGCGCTCGCAGCGCCGAAGGCCGACCTGGCGGAGCCCGCGAACTGCACCAGGCGGCCTCCGACCGACAGCACGGGCCCCGCCGCGGCCGCGAACCCGGCGATGTCTATTATCATGCGCTGGGTCCCCTCGTCCATCGATGAGAACGCCTCGGCCGCGTCGCCCACGGCCTCCGCCGCGTCCGCCACGGCTGGGGCGAGGGCGGTGCCGAGCTGGATGGCGGCGGTCTCGACCGCGCCGCGCATCTCCTCGACGGCGCGCTCGGTCTCGCCCATCTGGGCGTTCGTCATGCGCTGCGCGGCCTCCTGGTCGTTCGTCGCCGCCGTGTACTTCTCCAGGCCCTCTGCGCCGAGGTTCGTCATGATGAGCGCCGCGCGGCTCGCGTCGGAGCCGAAGATGGTCTGCATGGCCGCGTCCTTCTCGGCGCTGGAGAGCGTCCCGAGCTTCGCGGACAGCTCCGCCGCCATGTCGGACGCGCCGAGCATGTTCCCCTCGCCGTCGCGCGTCTGGATGCCCAGCTCCTCCATCATCGCCGCCGCCTCGTCGGTGGGGGCGGACAGGCGCTGGAGCATGGTCTTCAGCGACGTGCCCGCGTCGCTGCCCATGATGCCCGCGTCGGCGAACGCGCCGAGGACGGCGGTCGTGTCCTGGATGGACCAGCCCGCGCTGTTCGCCTGGGCGGACGCCTGCGACAGGCCCTGCGTGAGGTCGGACACGTCGGCGGAAGACGCCGACGCAGCGCCGGCGAGCGCGTTCGCGGCCTGTTCCGATTTCTCCGCCTCAAGGCCGAAAGCGCCCATCGACTGCACGACCGAGTTCGCCGCGTCGGCGAGGCTCATGCCGCCCGCCGCCGCGAGATCCATCGCGGTCTGCAGCGCGCCCGCCTCGATCTGCGCGGCGGTCAGTCCGCCCTTCGCCAGCTCCTCCATTGCCGCTGCGGCTTCGTGCGCGTTGAATTTCGTGCTTTCACCCATCTCCAGCGCCAGGTCGCGCAGCCTGCCCATGTTCGCCGTCGGGTCGTTCAGCGCGCCCGCCACGCGGCTCATGGAGCTTTCGAACTGCATGGCGGCGTTCGCGGAGTACCCGCCGACCGCGACGAGCGGGGCGGTGATGCCCGCCGTCATGGAGTCGCCGACGTCGGCAATGGCGCGCCCTGCCCTCTGCATGCGCGCGCCCATCAGCTCTGCCTTCGTCGACACGTCGGCTAGCTTATGCGCCAGCGAAGACGCGCCGCCCATCTCGGCCGTCTTCTTGTCGAAGGCCTTTAGGGCATTCTCGGCCTTTTTCATCCCCTTGTCGTTGAAGACGCTCGTCAGCGTGAGGCGCACCGTGCTTCTTCCGCCCATTTACAGCCTCCTTTCGAGGTCCGCCGCGTAGCGGTCTATCACTTCCTGCATCGCGGAGACGTACGCGCCCTCGGAGTCGTCGTACGCCTGCCACAGCACGCGGCCCTCTCCCGAGCCGCCCATGCGCCCGTAGGTCGCGTCGAGCACGGACACCATGTTTTTGCCCTGCGGGGTCTCCGCGTTCGCGGCGAACTCTGTTATCGTCTGCGCCTTTCCGACGCCGCTTGCCCCGCTAACGCTCGATACGCCCACCGACAGCAGCGATTTCTTCTTGACGCGGTACGATGCGCCGCCTATGCCGTCCCACAGCCCCGACGGGTGCATGACGGCGTTTCCCTGCGCCTCGTCCGCCAGCTTTCGCGCCGTGGCGTGCATCTCCTTCGACGCGGCCTGTTTCGCCTCCATAGGCGCGGAGGCCAGGACGTCCGCCGACGCCCTGGCCCCTTTCACTTCGATGTCTATTCTCAGCATGTCTTCCTCGCGAGCTTCCGCGCCATCGCCTCCGCGCGCCGCTCGGACGCGTCCTGCGGGCTTCCGCCTCCAGCACGCGCCTCCGCGAGCTCGCGCAGCCTGTCGTACACGAGCGGGCCGATGCGCCGCGCCCCAACGAGCGAGAGCAGGGCGGCCGCGTCCTGGCCCGTGGCCGTCGCGACCGCCGCCACCTCCCGCGCTATTCGCTCTTCGGGGCTAAAGGGGCGTCGGATTCACCCGCGCCCTCTTCGTAGTCCCACATCGTGAAGAAACGCGCCGCGCCGTCCACGAGGTCCTGCCCCGTCAGGCCCCACGCGTCCTCGTCGGCGGCGAGGTAGGCCATCATGAGCGCGTTCGCGAAGTTCCCGCGATGCGCGCCCGCCTTCGCCACCACGGCGAGCATGTGCCCTTGCGTGACCGCCACGGTGCGCTCCTCGCCCGTCTCGTAGTTCGTGAGCTTCACCAGCTCTCGTGCCATGTCTGCCTCCTCGGTTCTTCCTAGTATTTCGCGACGTCGTTCACCAGCGTGACCTTCAGCGGCCCCTCCTCGTAGGTGCCCAGCAGGTTCTCCGCCGAGACCTCCAGCTCGACCGCTCCGCCGCCCGCGTCGGACTCGGGCCACGCGACCTTGAAGGGGACGCGGTTCGCCTCGATGAGCAGGGAGAAGTCGCCCTGCGTGACCTTCACGCTGAAAGAGCCCTCCACGACCTCGCCGCCGATGGTCGTGCCGCTGTCGCTGCCTGTGTTGGCCTTGCGGACGTCCGCCAGGGAATCGGGCTTCAGGGTGAAGGTCGGAGCGGCCTCGAACTTGCCCATCGAGAGGTCGCCGGGGAGCGGCGAGCCGCTGAAGTACTCCGGCTCGACGTTTCGCGACATCTTGAGCGCGAACTTCGTGATTTTGCGCGCCTCGAGAGACTGCCCCGCCACGTCGAGCTTGACCTCGCAGCCGGCGGGGGTGAAGTACTTCAGGCCCGCCATGCCCGTGCCGCCGGAGGGGCGCTTCTTGCCGAACTCCACGCCGATGGCGGCGAAGGTGGCGGCGCATTCGAGCGGCTTGTTTCCCTCGAAGCTGATTTCCAGCTCGGAGAGCTTCGCGTCCGTGGACGCGATCTCCTCCTTCTCGATGTTGCCCCAGAGGGTGAACCAGGGGGTGTCCTGGCTCTTCGGGTCGACCGTGAACACGTGGGAATGGTTCGGGCCTTCGGACACCTGCGTGCTCTTCACGGTGCCCATGATGCCGAGCAGCAGCAGGCCGAGCGTCTTCGGGTAGGCGCGCACGGGCGCGTCGAAGCCGCTCGCCACCTCCTCGACGTAGGCGTTGATCGCGTACACCTGCCCCGTCTCCTCGTCCACGGTGACAGACGGCTCCACGCCTGCCACCGCGCCGCTGCCCGCGAGCGGGGTGATGTACTCGGGAGCCGTGGCGGGCTGCCCCTTCGCCTTCTGCTTCGCGATGGCGATGTCGCTGATGAGCTTGTTGAGCATTTTCTGTCGCTCCTTTCGTTTCCGCTGCGCCTATGATGCGCGGCGCGTCACCACTGGCTGACCTCCACCTTCGCCACGGCGGTCGCCTCGTACCTGTTGTCCCCGCCGCGCCCGGCGTGGACGGTGACCGACGCGAGGCGCGCCATGGCCACCGAGCCGCCGAGCGTCATGTCCGCCTCGAGCGCTGCCTTCAGCGCGTCCATGTCCGCCGAGGCCGCCTCGATGCTCGCTCGGTCGCCGCGCCTGGAGCCGGTCACGCCCCTGCACGACCAGAGCGTGAGCGTCGCCGTCGCGTCTGCCACGCCGCCCGATTCGGCGAACGAGTACTCCACGGGCGTCTCGCTCATGAGCACGCCGCACGTGCCGGGCGCGATGGAATCGGGGATGCCGACCTGCGCCTTCAGGCCGCACGCTCCCTCGAGCGCGGCGCCCAGCGCGTCGGCCGCGTCGAACAGCCAGCTCATGCGACCACCGCCCTGCGCACGCCGAATCCGCCCTTCGACGGGTCGGACGACAGGAACGCGTCCACCTCGGGGATGCCCGTCGCGCCGTCCTTGCCCGCGACGGCGAATCTCATGTAGCCGAACTCCGCCTGCGCCCCCGTGGCTCGCGGGTTGACCGACGGC